GACTTCCCGTCGGCGATGAACTTCATGGCGTCTTCGCGGCAATCGCACTTCTCGCCAAGGGCGATGATTTCGCGGACGGCAGCGGCCTCGGTTTTGCGGACTTCTTCAACAGTGATGTCAGGCATTTCTCTTTCCTCCTCGGGGGATTCTTCCGTGGGTGTTTCGCCGGGAAGGCCCCGGACGACGATTTCGTGTTCGACCTCCGCGCCCCGGCCAACGCCGACGCTGGGGTCGGCTGGAATGGGGACGATGGAGATTTCGTGCGGCGTCCACCGGGTAGCCCGGTAGGTGTCGCCGGTTTCCTTGTCCGACTTCTCCAGGACCATTTCGTCGATGCGGTAGCCGACCGATATTTTGGTCCTGATCCCGTCGATGACATCCTGCAAGATTTCCTGCGCGCGTGCGCTTCTCCCGAAGCGGACGAGAGCGCGACCTACCTTGTCGGCGCCGATGGACGCATTTTCGACGACCCCAATCTGGTCGTCCCAATTATGCCCGAGCAGCAGCGGGGCCCCGTCGTTCAACCGGCCAAGGTTGACCGACTCGGGCGCGTGATCGAGCACTTCCGTTCCGAACCACCGTTCCACCGGGTGTTCGGACGAGAAGGAAATACTTACGGTCCTGGCCTCTTCATCGACAGCGGTGCGATCCAGGGAAAAGTCCCTGAACAGCGCCTTACTCTTTAGGGTTTTCTGTTCCGGCATTGCCTTCCTCCTGGGCCTGCGTGGGCTGTTTGGGTGAGAGATAGGGAAGCTGGATGTCCAGTTCCTCCAGCTTTTCCTTCTCAAAAGCGAGTTCCGCGAGGTGTTCCTCGATGTCGCCACCGTTTTCGGTCACAACCTGGGTCAACGTCTTGAAGCCGTTGAGCATGGCCACCTCGTCGCCCTTCGCGTCCTTTTCGGGGTCAACCCACTGCCAGCGACGGCCGCGGAACACGGGGGCGTTGAATTTGTCGAACTTCGCCAACGGGAGCGGGATTGTCTGGGTAATGAGGGCGGCTTCAAGCCACCATTCATAGACCGGCTCCATGAGTTCGGCGATAAGCCAATTTTGCAGAAGCGTCCATACGTCACGCTCGTCCAGCGTACCCTGGCGGATGGAGCTGTAGGACGTGCCCTCCAGGTCCGCGGCCAGGTTCGGGTATGCCACGTTCAGCGAGGCGGCGATGGCGCGAAGATTGAATTTCAAGAACTTGTCGAAGGCGTCAGCCGGGTGCTTGGGGTCCCACTCCTTGAAGTCGTAGCCGCGTGGGACAACTCCGAATGTGCCCGGCTGCATCTCTTCCACGAAGTCCCCATTCTCGTCTTCCTCTCCGTACTCCCCGGCGTCCCCGTCAGGGTTGACGTAGAAGCCCATCTTGCTCGCGCCCACGCGGGCCGCAACCAGTTCGGCCTCCTCGTAGCCGGCGCACATCTTGGTCCTGCGGAGAGAGGCGTGGAACCATGGCACGCCGCGGGTCTGGGACAGGCGTTCCGGCAGGAACAGATGGAGCACGTCCTCGGCCGGGACGCGCACACGCTCGTTCATCGTGACCATGCCCTTGCGGTCGCCAGGGTGGGCCCTGAAGAAGTGGTAGGCCACTGGCCGGCCTTCGGGCGTCTGCTCTATGCCCATGCGGATGATGTTGCCGTTGGTCAGCTCGGAATCGTACATCTCGTCCAGGTAGTCGGCTTCGAGCATCTTGACAGAGAGGCGGTAAGGGTTGCTCTTGTCCTTCTCCCGAACCCGAACAGCGAAAACCTCGCCATCCCTGGCAATCGAGGAAATGGCAAGGTTCTGCATCGTGACCATGTTGTGGCGGCGGGTGGCAGAACACCACTTTTTCTTGCACCACCTCTTGTAGCCCTCCTCCAGCCAGGCGTTGGCCTTGGTGTCGAGCTTGGCGGTGCCGTCCACGCGGTAGTCCTTGGCCTTGACCTGGAGGACCACACCGTTGGGACCGACCACGTTGGTCTTCAGAAGCGAGAGGTACCGCTTGATGTACTCGTTGTCCTCGGCGAGCTGCCGGGCGCGGTTTCGAAGGGTGCGAAGCCGGTACTGAACGGCCTCGTCGGCGGAACTGTCCGTCGCGGTCCAGGACCCGAAGAGGCGTCCCCCGTCGGCGCCGGCGTAGGCCCGGACAACGTAGGGGCGAGGCTTCGACTGCGGCTTCTTGCGCTTGAAAATATCAAAGAGTCCCATAGTTTAGAACCTCACCAAGACGACGTTTCGGCCCCCGATTCCTTGCTTCAGCTTCTCGGCCCGCTGGTAGGACTTCCACTCGGCCCTGTACTTGTCCCGCAGGACCAGCAGTTCCTCGAAGGTGTAGCGGTCCAGGCGGCGGCTCCCGATGATGTAGCGGGCCTGGTCCTTGCTGGCCTTGCCTTCCAGGGTTGCCTCGATGGCGTCCAGGACCTTCTTGACGTGCGGCCGAGCATCGTAGCCGGAAGTCAGGTCCTTGAAATTGGGCTTGACAAGGAGCGTCCCCGTTTCAACCGGGTAGGCGGACGTGTCTTTCTTGGCGACCGCCTGATAGAAATACTCTCCCGCCCCGTAGCCACCCGTTGTCGCAGCGTCAAGAACGACATTGTGCTTCCCGTCCACGGTCGTGGACGTGAAAGAGTGCTGTTCCGTGGCGTTCACGACGGAGTACTCGATCACCCACCCGTCTGTTGCCGGATACAGCGAGGACTCCAGGACCCATTCCGCGTTCAGACCGCGAACGATAGATTCAGGCGTCGGCATAGTTACCACCCATGTACGAATCCGCCGCTACGGCGACGGGTTACACGTTTCTTCGGTACGACGGATTCCGGCACTTTCTCCTCGTGCAGCACCGGGGGCTCCGGCTTGGGCGCAGGGGTAAGCGCAGGGACGGTTTGCCGTTGGGCCCGCGCCGCCAGGCGCTTCAAGAGCGCCTGGATGGAGGGTTTCAAAATGAGATACGCGGCCACGTTGTAAACCCGGCAATCCAGGGCCTCGTTTCTCTTCCGTGTTTGCGTCCAGACCAACCTCGGCCGCCCCTGCACGTACTTCGTCGTGCGCTTCTCGGCGGTGAGCTGGTCGAAAAACTCCTGGTCACGGTCCAGCGGGAAATGGCAGTACCCGGGTCCAGGCTCCTGAATCCGCAGGCGCGAGTAGATCAGTTCCTTGGCCGAATCGACGCCGAGCGGGAACAGCTTGACCTTGCCCTTGTTGCGCTTGCTCGGCTTGCCCACGATGGGTTGGCCGGGGTTCGGGTTGCCCTTGACCGCGAAGATGCGGTGCCGCTCGTTCGTCTTGCAGAAGCGGTAGACCGCCTCCGTGCAGTGCCCTCCGGTATCCACGCACGTCGCCTCGATCTTCATTTGGGCCCCGCAGGCGTGAACAAGGGGCGTCCTCAAGTAGTCCAGGAGGTCCTGCCAAACCTCGGAGCGGTTCGGGTCGCCGTAGAAAATGCGGTAGTCCACGTCCCAAGACTCATGCTCCAAGCCCCAGCCCACCACTTCCACCTCCAGGCGGTCGTCCTGGGTGTCCACGCCGGCCGTCAGCACCGCCACGCCTTCGGGAACCTCCGGGCCGTAGTCCTCCCGGCGCTCCATGAGCGGGGTGGACTCGACCTGATATGCCTCTTCCTCCCATGATTCGCCCAGGACGGTGTTGACCCATGTTTTGAGCGTTTCGGGCATCTTCCTGGCCTCGATGAACGCAATGGCGATCTTGGCCAAGGAGGAAAACGGCGAGTAGGCTTCCCAGATGTGGAACCCGGCCGTCCCGTGGAAGGGAGCCGTGGCCACCCATTCCCCGTGCCGGATAGCGGCCCGGCGCTGCGCCTCGGACCATTCGGCGCCGCACTCTTCGCAGTGGTACCGGGCCTCCTCGGGGTGCCCCTCGGGCCAATGGACGTTGGCCCACTTCAGGACTTGCTTGTGGCCGCAATGCGGGCAGGGCAGGAAGAAATACCGCTTGTCGGAGTTGTCGAAGGCCAGCTCGATGCGCGACCCGGTCCCGTTGGCCGGGTCCGCCTTGATCGTGGGCGTCGAGCAGAGCAGACGCTTCTTGTTCCAGAAGGCGGTAGCGCGCTTCCATGCGAGGTTGACCGGGTCGCCTTCGGAGCCGGCGGACAGCGGGTAACGGTCTACCTCGTCGCAAAGGACAACCCGGACGGGCCTGGATGCGAGCGAAGAGGGGCTATTCGCGCCGCACACAGTCAGATGCCCGCCCGGGAATTTCTTGTGCAGGATGGTGTTGTCGGAAAATCTCGACTTCACATCCTTGACCCGGCCCTGAAGCGCGGGGGTATCCCGCAGCATCGGGGCCAGGCGGTCCTTCGACCAGGCTTGGCCCATGTCGAGCGTCGGCTGGACGACGAGCATGGGCGAAGGGTCCTGGTCTATGAAGTAACCCACGATATTATTAACAATTTCTGTGTTGTGCGTCGGCACGAAGTGGCGTCCCGCCAGATATAGGTGGCTCGGGCTGTCCACTTGTATGCACCGGACAGGCACCGAAGGAACCCGGTACACCGCGGTTACGCGGCGACGAAACGTCTCCGATGCGCGGCGGCCTTCGCGGGGGAGAAGGCG